GTGCCCTCAATGAGTGCCACGCCCGGGGGTTGGCCGAAAGGTCGACCACCCCAATGCGTCTTTTACGACGCGTTGTGCTGCAGGCTCCAGTCCCCAGCCTCCGAACCCAAATTGGGTGAGGAGTCTAGGGTTGGCCCACCAGACGAAGCCCTCTTCGACCGCTTTACAGCGGGCGAGGAGAGCCCGTCGGGGGGCCCTGGGGCAAATTGGTTTGGATCCGGGCCAACGCCTGTTGGCCCGGAGGACGAGGCGTCGGAACGTTTGTCCCACCTGGGACGGGCGTAACAGTCTTCTGTACGCCCGTTCCTCCGACGGTTCGGGAAGAAGCACCATCGAGAGCTCCCGGGCGATCGCTAACGCGGCCGCTTCGGGGGCTTCCGACAAGGTACCCAGTCGACGACCATGGCCGTCGAATGGTTTCTTCCCGGCCCGGCAGAGGACGGCTGACACCTGTTGGAACCGAACAGCAGTATGCTGTTCGCCAACGGCGTAGTTCGTGATGCGGCGGGTCGTCGGGAGGTAGATCTTCGCGAGGCTTAAATTCTCGCGAGGGCTCCTTCCGTAGACCCACGTCGTCACGGCCTTGGCCACTGGCCTTGGCAGCCGCCCGATCCGGGTGACGTTCCGGCCTGGAGGGAGGAGGCCACCACCCCCCAGGAACCGCGGGAGGTACGGTTGGACGCCATGGCGCCGCATCCACCGGGGTAACCCGGGATACAGCGCCCTGACGACCTTCCGCACCTTCCTCGCGGCCTCTGGGGAGTGGAGGAGAGTCTCCACAGCCATTCCCAGACGGACCCAATTCGGAAGAACTAAATTCCGGACCGGTCCAAAGTGGCAATCCACTTCGCCGGCGGTAAGGCCGGCCAATGGAATCGCTGTGGACGGGACTGACCGAGACGGTATCGAGCGTACCACCGTGGGTCGGACCTTCACAGGTCGCGCCCCCAATGGTGGAAACTCTCGGACCCATCGGCCAGCCCGTCGTGTGCGCTCTCGAGGAAGTCGCACCCGCTGTAGCGAGGACTTCAGAGACCAGATCCGCTCGAGGAACACGTATCGTCGCTTCGCGACGAAGTGCTTCCCGGTCGAAAATCTGGCACCTGAAGCCTCCGCTATCTGGTGGTAGGACTGGACCCACTTGAGGGGAGCCCTAACGACTAAGTCGTCGCCGCAAACAGCGGCCGTGCGGCGGACTACGTCCGCCACACGGGGGTCCACGCTCCTGTGAGCCCAGTCCAACCAGAACAGATGGGACAGGGATAGGATTGACCACGTGTGGCCCAATCCCATCAGTGTCCCTCTGCGGGTGACGAGCACGCTGCCGTCAGGGTAGACGAGCTCTTGGGGCCCAACCAGGACCTTGAGAGCTCTAATCGCCCATGGCGGGAGCGTGCCCGACTCCTCGAGGCCGTCCACGAGAGCCTGGAGCAGCTCGAACGAGAGCGTGTCGGACGCGGCGGTAAGATCGGATGAGACAATCCAGTCTCCCTCGATCGGACGTCGCGACGACGCGATCCTCATAGCGGCCAGTTCCTCTTTGCCAGAGAGCACGTCCGCACACTCAGGTGTGCGGCGGAGCGCTGGCAACAGGTAACAGCGCAGGGCCGATCCCAAGATCGACTCGGGCAGGTCTGGCACCGTCACGACTCTGGCCTTGAAGCCCCGTTCGGGGATCGCCTCCACGCGCGAGCGTGGCGGGGAGGCGTCCGGGCAGCATAGCTGTCCGAGCGCCCAGTCCCTAAAGGCGGTCGACCGACCGATGGCTTCAAGGTCACAGTCAGACGGTGCCGACTCTCCCATGGCGCGAATCTGGTCGCGGAGTTCGTCCGTTAGCCCCTCGAAGGGAGGGAGGTCGAACCCTTGTTTACACAAGTGTGCGGCCACCCCTCCCGATCGGCGGGGTTCCTGGATCGTCGCAGACTCGAGCACCTTCGGGTGGGAAATCCTACCTGAAGGCCGCACGTGCCTGGACGCCCAGGACCGGGCGAAATCCCGGGCTGCAGCGAGAACATGGTTCGCTAGGGGTCTCGGAGCAGAGCTCAGACACTCCCGGTGGTCATCGAGTGCCTTACGTTGGACCCACGCGTCCCCTTGGGGAAGCGCGCGTCCAATGTAAGACAATTGATCTAACACTGGGGGTGTCAAACGAACCCCAGCGAGCACTGGTCTCAACCGTTTTGGAAAACCGGCGGGTGCAGCGGCCCAATCATAGGGCTTCTGCATTATCGACGCTTCCCGGAACGTGGCAGCGAGCTGTTTCCAGCCGCGCACCATGTCCCTCGGGTCGCGATCGATCCACCGGACCATCCAAACGGCCAGGCGCCTCCAGGCCCAGATCCGGTCCCGGCCGGCGCGGGTAGACATATCCGCGCGACCGAGATCCGGGTGGGCGGCTACGAGGGCCGCGTGGACTGCCGCCCACGCACCCTCAACCAGCCGACCTCTGGACCTGAACTCCTTCCTCCATCGTACGGTTAAATCGTACCTCCTCGTCCTTTCCAAATCAACTGACTTCGCCGGCTTTCGGGGTCTGGTTTGAGGGTTACCCCCCTCACCAGGCCGAACCCCGACTCCGTCCTGCAGGGCCGGTACGAGGTACCGAGACACGTCTCGGGACCAAGTACCGCCCACCCGGCAGGCACGAAGAAGCACCGGCAACCGGAAGTCCTTATGGACTTCCGTTGGCCGTGGTGGTTTCATCGAGACTACCA